AACTTACTAATACCGGAAATCATAGGGCTTTAAAGTTTTGTCTCTGGCCAAACGCGAAGAAAGAAGACTTCAGGAACCCTCTGAAAGTGCAGGAAGTCTTCGAACGACTGAGGCGAACGGGCGGTTGTACCGACGACGAACGCCTTCAGGTCTTCAAATTCATCGCTAACGTGCTCGAACTAGCTAAGCCGACCGATCGTGTGCCCGGACTCATTACGAGCGTTTTACGCGGGTCTGGAACGCCCTGGCGATCGCGTGGCAACGCGATCAACGAACAAACTGCACGAGCGATGATCCGCACGCTCGATGTGCCGCTCGAATTGCAGAGACGGACCAGTGACTTATCGATCGACGGTGAACGAGCACGCCAGGCGGCGGCGCTTCGTGACAAGTATCCAATCTGACTGAAGCCTTTCCACCGATCGGATGATCCGATCGCTTTTCCGATAGCGCGGCTGCGACATGATGTCGTAGCCGCGTCTTGGAGACGTTTTGTAAGGAACTGATGAGTGCCAACCCCCCCCCTTGTATTAAGTTCGAAACGAATCAAGCCTCTACACAATCAGAAGCAAATGTTCGATGAACCGATCGTTAAATATTGTCGAATCTGCGGAAGACGACTTCGCGGTCGAAAGTCGGTTGAGACTGGAATTGGACCGACGTGCGGACGTGCCGCAGATCTCCAGTCTGTTCGAGCTAAGAAGCTTGTGCGAAGCCGGAAAACGAGACAATGAGTTCTGGCGATGCATCACGATCGCGGCCGCGAGAGATATTTGCCTCGACGTGAGTTCTGGTCCGGGTGTCGACCCGTTCGATGCGGCGGTGATGGCATTGGCTCAACGTCGTTTCACCGAAAGCCCTGGCGGCACATTCGACGAACGCGAAGCGATGATTTCCGGGGAAATCAATTTATTCATTCAACGTTTTTTGAAAGATGAGGATCCCATGATTGCGACGACTGGAAAACTGAAGAAGCCCAAAGCGGCAAAAGCCGAGACACACAATGCCATTCCCGAAACCGGTGACACCGAATTCGAGGCTCTTAAAGCCACGGGCAAAAGTCGAACCGTTCCGACAGAACCAACCCCAACGTCGGAACCGGTTCGCGACATCGACATTCCTCTCGCGAGTGTCGTTGACTCGCCATTTCAGACGCGGCAAGAACCGTCGACGGAATCGATCGAGCAGCTTGCGGCGAGCCTCAAACGTGATGGTCAGCGAGATAATGTCGTTGTTCGACATCGCGGCGGCAAATACGAATTGATCGGAGGCCACCGTAGAACCCGGGCGGCTCGAACGCTCGGCTGGAAAACGATTCGCGCCACGATCATGACCGTCGACGATTCCCAAGCGTCGCGGCTGGTCTGGGACGACAACCGACAACGCGAGGACCTCAACGCGATCGAACGAGCAAAGGGCCTGCAGCTCATCTGGTCGGAATATCAAAAGGCCGACAAGTCGATGGACCAGATGGCGATCGACGTCGGCATTGATCAATCCACGATCAGCAATCGTATCCGACTGCTGGCGGCTCCCGAGTCGCTGCAGCAGCGATTGATTTCCGGCGAAATCACCGAGACGCGTCTGCGTGGTTTGGCCAAGTGGGCAGCGGTCGAGGGCTTGCTGGAACGGTTTGAAAAGGAAATCACGCTTCGGTGTGAGTCGGGCCCCATTTCAAAAGAGCACTGGCGTTCGTCGTTGAAGATCGCGATTGAATCCAAGTCGCGACAGACAAAAAAGCATTATCACTACGCTTACCAGGGCGATCCGCTTTTTCCCGTCGAAAAATATGCTGACGAACTCGACATTCGGGAATATCGACTCGACGACGACGAACCGCTGGAAAAACGGGCCTTCAACGTTAAACGTTGGGATCAGCTTCAGAAAGAAGCGAAGGCAAAACTGAAAGAAAAACAGGCGAAGGCTGCGGCCGCGACAAAATCCGACGAAATCAAAACTCGCAAAGATCCCAGGGTTCTGAACAAACGGAGACGTGATGCGTGGCTCGGCGTGCTGTGGAACAAGATCGGTGAGACGTTCACTCAGAAGAAGACCAAGCCTGAAAAATGGATGTGCATTCGGTTGATGCATCTTCTGGAATCAACAAGCGATGAATGGGTCTTGGAGTCGCTGAGCCTGACCTTCGACGAATACGTCGAAAAGTGCATCGCGAATTTGGTCGAGGAATGGCCCGATAGCTACGGGTGGAATACGAATTGGGAAACGCTCGAAAAAATCGGCAGCCACTTTGGTGTTGAGATTCGATCGACCTGGAAACCAACGAAAGCGCTGCTCGACGCCTGCATGAAGGAAGAGTTGCTGGCATTCGTTGAGGAATGCGGTCTTCAGGGAGAAGAGACTGTGTCCATTGATGACTTACTTTTGAATTGGGAACCCGGATGGGTACCGGCGTTGTTTGAGATTGAAGAACCAAAGTCAAAAGCGAAAAGTAAGAAGTGATAACAATGAGGGCCGAAAGCATGAAATTCAAATTCAATTTCGTCGAACTGGAAATCCGGGTAGATGACATCAATAACGCATCGTCGCGAATAGAGGGCTCGAAAATCCACGGCGATGGCGTGCTCGACGCGATGTTTTTTCTTCTGTTTATTCGCTTCCTGGAAAAGACAAATCCGGGTGCCGTCAAGATGGCTCTTGTGGCAATCGAGCCAAAAACTTCAGATGAGGCGACGGAGGACAGCGTTTATGACCACTGACGAGTGGAAAAGTGCAAAGCGGTCTATGCCGATGTGGCTCGCGATCGGTTGAAGGGCAAGGAACGCGAAAACCCGTGGCGAGTTGGTACCGGTTTTCATCTGGCGTTTGAGGCCGCATCGCGTGGCGATCATTTCAGCTCAGTCACTCCATTCATTCCGGCGACTTCAAAACCGGAAATTGCTCAAAGCAACAACGTTGTTGCAAAGCCGTTTGTGAAACCCAAACGGGAACAACTGTCTCTTTTTTCTTGAGGGTCAAATGATGAATGTCCGGCAAATGATCATGCGCGTGTTTGGTGGCAACGTGACGCCCGTTGAGGTCGACTCGATCAGGTCGACGGGCACCGAAGACGGCCGCGTTGCTGCGGCCGCTTATTGCGATGGGTTCTTTGATGGAGCTGCAGCCGAATTGGAATCGCGATTCGCAGGTTTCCAGATGATCGATGTTCAACCGATTGCGATGGTGAAAAGTCGGCGGCTGCCGACGAAGGAACGAAGAGTTTTAACCACGAAGAGCGCGAAGGCCACGAAGTAAGAATCACGCCATGGGCGGAAATTTCTTCGCCAGGTAGATGAAGACGGCGAGTGCCAACATTGCCAGGGCTGTTGCTTCCATCAGGTTGCTTTCTGCTTTGACTGTTTGGTGGTTGCGGGTGCGATGGCTTGTAACACGATCTTGCGTAAGAACGTATTGACCGGTTCAGCGGTTTTTTCGACGTGGTTACGCAACAGGCGATGCTCTTCTAACGTCAGTTCTGTCGACACGTTTTTGACCAGGCTACCGAGTTGATCTGAAAATCGCATTCCGTCGACTCCTGTGCTTGACGTGATTCGTTCGGGGAACGAATTATTCGTTGTTGCGACGAATTGAGACTTGCGGCGAGCCAAGGACGGCGAGCCGCGATTCTCGTTTAAAAGCCTGTTTTTGTCGACTGCCAGTTCTCCCTTCTGTCTTTCCTCTCGACGCGCATCTTCAGCGTTTTTTATTCCAAAAATTATTCCGTTTGATTGCATCGGGTTTTTCCCGTCGCAGTGTGTTCGTGCATTTCCAAGGATGGAATCATGATTCGACGTCGACCTGGTGAGCCGATCAAGAAATGGTCTGCGCTCGCTTTGTTTGGCATGTTGGCCTCTCAAGCAGCCGACGTGATCTTTCTGCCACGACTGCCATTCAGTCACGCTCAAGTCATTCGCCATCGGTCCCAGAAAAAGAAACGGTTGATCGCTCGGCGACGCAACCAGGTGCAAGGTTAGATCGCGATTCAGTCCCGCGTGATTGGACGTTGTCGCACATCCTCCCGGTGCACAGCTTCACCCGCTGGCGTCTGATTTGATCCCCGTGGGACTGGTTCGCGATCTCCCCTTTCCAAGAGTTTTGAACCACGAAGGGCACGAAGGCCACGAAGGAATTCTTTAGACATGGCTAACGCTACATGAACTCTGTTTGAAAACCTTCGTGGCCTTCGTGTTCTTCGTGGTTCAATTCCTCTCTTCGCTTTTCCCGCCCCATCATCACGTCTCAGTCAAGGATGCTCGTCATGGACGAATTTTCCCCCGAACAAATTGTGGCCATTGCCGGAGCCATCAAAGAAAGTCGCGAGAAGGCCGCGAAAGCTGTTCTGAAGGATGGATCGACCGCCAGCGTCGACTTCGTTTGTCGCGTCTCAGGGACCGTTCAAAAGGGACAAGGGACAGCTGCCGGGACGTCGTCGAGGCCTGCGACGGTCGCTCTGGATGGTTTGCCCGTCTTCTGTGCCATCCTTCGTCATTTGAAGATTGGCAAGAAACGCGTGGCCGATGCCCTGGCCGCGATCGATCCGTTCGCGAAAGCCGACGATGAGTTCGATACGTTGTTTGCTCATGCCGCGGCCGAACACGCCAAGGACCTCCCGCCGGTCGAAGCGGTTGTTCCCGCCAAGGCTGGAACCGTCACGAGCAACATCACCGTGTCGCTCTGTTGATTTCTGGCGAAATCATGCTTCGTGTGCCACTGCCCCGGAGTCTTCTCCGACGCAGTGTCTTGTGGTGTTTGAAGAGCACTGCGTGACCGAAAACGGTCATTCAGTGGCACGAAAACGAAAGGCCGATCATGGATGATCACGAACGACAATTGTGGACGGCATTTCACGCGGACCGGTCCGTGGAGAATCGGAACGCCCTGGTGATGTGCTATATGCCGTTCGTCGTTCATACCGTCGAACGGTTCGTCGCGACGCTTCCGACGCATGCTCCCGTCGAAGCTGGTGACTTGGTCAATGACGTGGTTCCCGCGTTGATTGGGTTAATCGATCGATACGACCCGTCGCACGGCAACGGTTTTTTGGCGTTTGCCAGTCGACGGATCGCGGGTCAACTTCGCGATGCCCTTCGCAATCTGGACTGGGTGCCACGATTGGAGCGACGGCTGCAAAAGCAGGATGACAATCATCGCGTGGTCGCTGTTCTTCCGATGGACGCTGAAGAATCGGAGCGGTGCTTTGACAATACCGACCCGATCATGATCAAGCTGCCCGGAGCCAAAGCGGAGCCGTCGCTGGGCGACGTCGACCGATATTGGGCTTTTGTCTGCCAGGGTCTGGATAAGACGGACAAGCTAATTGTCCTCATGTATTTCCGGGAGTCGCTGACGATGAAGCAAATTGGCGATTCGATCGGTGTCAGTGAATCACGAATCAGCCAACGCATGAAATCAATTCGCATTCGTTTGCGGGAACGGTTCAAGCGCGAGGACCTGGCGTTCCAAGGTTGATCTGTTATGGCCAAGAAAAAAGCCGCTGCGTCTTCCGACGACAGCCCGGATAAGCGAAAGGCCGCTCAGTCACATCGTGACAAAATGGCGGCAAACTCGCGGGCCAACTATGAATCGGTCGCCGAAATCGGTGCGATCAAGCCGGTCAAGAATCAGAAGCGTCGCGACTCGTGCAAGAACGACGCTCACAAGTTTTTGACGACGTACTTTCCTGGTACCACGGGGCTTCATCCGTTCTCTGACGATCACAAACGAGTGATCAAACGGTTTGAAAAGGCTGCCAAAAAAGGTGGCCGTTTTTTTAACCTGGTCTTTCGTGGTTTCGCCAAAACGACCATCAGCGTCAATCTGTGCTTGTGGGTGATGTTGTACGGTTGGCGAATGCTCATCGTCTTGATCGGTGCAAACCGATCGGCAGCGAAAGACTTGCTCGATGCCATCAAGGCTGAACTCGAAACGAACGAGCTGCTGGCCGAAGACTTCCCGGAGGTCGTTCAGGCGATCAAGGCTCTTGAGGGAAAGAATCAGCGTTGTGCCTCACAAACCTGCGGCGGCGAACTCACGCATATCGAATGGACAAAGGATCGAATCGTTTTTCCGACGATCGCCGGTTCAAAGTCGAGCGGCGCGACGGTGGTTACTCGAGGCATCACGGCGTCGATCCGTGGCATCGGCCAGCGGCGTGGCGATGGAACTCAGCAACGGCCGGATTTTGTGATCTGCGATGACCTGCAGACAGACTCATCGGCAGCCAGCCCGGTTCAAGTTCGCAAGCGATTGATGACGTTGTCGAAGTCGGTTCTCAAACTGGCTGGCCACAACAGCACAATCGCGTGCGTCGTGAATGGGACCATCATCGAAACCGATGACCTGATGGACCGTCTTCGCGACCCGAATCAATATCCGGGTTGGCAGGGCGAAACCGTCAAAATGGTCAAGTCCTGGTCGACGAACCACGAAACGCTCTGGATGAGCGAATACGCTCGCCTGCGAAAGTCGTTCGACCCAGCGCAGCCAGGCGATCAGGAACGAGCCCACACGGAGGCTACGGCGTTTTACAAGGCCAATCGAAAAGCGATGGACGCCGGCTGCCAGGTGAGCTGGGAGCATTGCTACGATCACGAGCTGGAACTGTCGGCCATTCAGCATGCCTACAACTTTCTGATCGACGATGGCGAAGAAGTCTTCGCGGCGGAATGCCAGTCGGAACCGCTCCGGGCCGAAGGCGAAGACGCTCAGCTCACGGCCAGCGATGTGATCCACAAACTGAGCGGCCTGGCTCATCGCGAGGTTCCATCAAATGCCGTTCGTCTGACGGCGTACGTTGACACTCAGGATGAATCGTTCTGGTTTGTCGTTGTCGCCTGGACTGCGAATTATTGTGGCTACATTATCGACTATGGGGCGTTCCCAGATCCAAAGACTCGCGACGCCTCAAAGAAAAAGCTGAGAAACACACTCAGCACGCTTTATCCATTGCTGAAGAACAAAGAAGCCCGCTGGCGGGCGGGGATCTCCGATCTGTGCGACGAGCTGCTCGCGCGTGACTGGTTGGACTCCGAAGGGAAGCAACACGCGATCACGTTCGCGTTTCTGGACGTTGCCGACGGCGATTCGGCCTATCCGCTCCGATCATGGGTCAAGACCTCGAAGTGGTCAAAGATCCTGCGTTGCTCGATGGGCCTCGGGTTGAAGCCGGCGGACACTCCGTTGGGAGAACGAAAGAAGGCTGACGACGAGCTGCGACGCGGGCTCAATTGGGTCGAGAAGCGGGACAAAAAAGTCCGTGGAGGCTCGATCGTCTATATCGACGTGAATTCATGGAAGTCATTCCTGGCCAATCGCTGGCGAGCGGCTTCGCCTCGTCCGAAGAACGACGCGAGTTTCCGGCCTAACGAGCCAGGGGCGATCTATCTCTACGGAGTGGATCCACACGCTCACATGACTTTCGGTTCGCACCAGACGTCGGAGTTTCGCACGCGGCTGAAGAACGAGAAGGCTGGTCGAACGATCGACTTCTGGTCTTTGAAACCCAACCGGCCTGACAACGAATGGTGGGACGGCACGGTCGGAAACTGCGTGGCTGCCGACATGGCCGGCGGAATTTCTTTGAAGGATGCCGGTCTGAAGTCAGCTCCGGTCAAGCGGCGGTTAGGTCAACGTCAAGCGACGTATCTGTGATCGGGTATCTCAAATTTCAAATTTCAAATCTCAAATTTAAAAGAAGGAAGAACATGGCGAAGAAAGCTGGACGGCCTCAGGCGGCACCGAACAAGAAGTATGACATCGCTGAAGCGACTGAAACGAAATGCCGCTGCGGGTCTACTCGGCGAGCCCCGTACAACGCCAAGGTTGATCGGACGGTTTTACAGAACACGTATGTGAATCCGAAGACTCAACTGGAATACAACGTGATCGAATTGCGCACAACCAGGTGCCTCGATTGCAACCAGGCTCGCAAGGACCGAACCGAGGTTCTTGAAGAACGGGAGGCGTGATGGATGCGATCAAGAAAGCCGTTCGGGACGGCTACACGGTCCAGATTGAACGGGTGGAATTCGGTATTCAGATTCGCCTGATCAAAGACAAATCGTTTAATCAGATCGTCGTCATGCCGGAATTGGTTTTTGACACGGACTATGACGTGATTCAAACCAGCATTGAAGAATTGCAACGAACGTTTCGACGCTCAGCGACCTACACCGGCAAGGTTCCTGATCGGCTCAAGCCTGATTTGTTTTAGGGCTTAGGAAAATGAATTGCATTTTCCAATTTCCTTGAACGGGTGGGCTGGTGGTTTCTGACGATGGTTCTTAGGCGAGCGAAGAGTCCGAGGGCTTACGCCTCCCGGCTCACCAAGAATCATGTGTTCCCGTAACGTCATCACATCGTGGAAACCGCATGGCTGACAATACCCGACGAATCGCTGAAATCCGGGAAATCCTTAGAACCGGCGTGGTCAGCTCCAACGTGGATGGGACATCGATGACCATCGACCCGGAATCGTTGCGAAAGGAACTTCGGCAGTTGACGGGTGAGGATGACACACAACGACTACGTCGACCTCGTCTCAGTACGGTGAATCTCCAAGGACTTCGCTGATGGCGTTTTCTGATTTCGTCCGAAATCAATGGGCTGCCATGAACGCACCGGCCGCGTCGCGCGTCGGGACGTCGTCGTTTGGTTACGACATCGTCAGCGATGCCAAAAAGCGGAAGCAGGCGTCGCCGAATATCCGCTCGGAAGATATCGAGCTCCTGCAGGCTCAACGCCAGCAACTCAACGCGCAAGCCAATGATGCGATGCGCAATTTTTCGATTTGCCGTTGGGCGGTGGGGAAGCATCTCGATTTCGTCGCGCGTCACTCGTTCATTTGCCAGACGGGCGATGATCGGTTTGATACCGACGCTCAAACCTTGATGGAGTCGTACAGCAACAATCCGAGCGAGTGCGACGTGATGGGTCGGCATACGCTCGATCGCATCGTCCGGATGACCGAAGCCAGGGCCGTGCTGGAAGGCGATCATCTATTGTTGCCTTTGAACAGCGGAATGATTCAACAGGTCGAAAGCGATCGACTTCGCAGCCTTCTCGGCGTTGGGATCAATGACGAAGAGGTCCACGGAGTGACATTGAACCCGCAAGGCCGGGCTCTGTCATACAAAATCTGGCAGCGGTGTCTGTTCGGTGGGTACAAAGATCCCGTCGACATTCCCGCGAAGAACGTCATTTTTCACGGCTACTTTCCGGGCGAGCGAAGCGACCAGGTGCGTGGCGTCGGTTTGATCACGTCTGGCTTGGCGGACTTCTGTGACGCTTACGAATGGACCGACCTGACGCGAGCGGCCGCAAAATTGCGAGCCGCCTTCGGGATGATCATTACATCGGAAGCAACGGACGGCATCGGTGATCATTACGAGACCGAACCGACTCAACCGATTTACGATCAATACGGCCGTCAGATCGCACCCGCAACGAACGGCAAGTACGAAGTCGATTTGGGTAAGGGTCCGTTCAAGCTTGAAATGGATCCGGGTGAAGACTTGAAATTTGTGACCGACGATGCACCATCCGTGCAGACGTTCGAGTTTTTTAAATCGGCGATTGGCTTCGCGTTGAAGTCGATCGACATTCCTCTCTGTTTTTACGACGAAGGTTTGACCAACTTCTTCGGGCAGCGGGCCGCTTTGATTCTGTATCTAGAAAGCTGTAAGACCAAGCGTCGCAACCTGGTGACCAATGTTCTCGCACCGTTGACTCGCTGGTTGCTGGTTCGCTGGATCGCTCAAGGAAAGCTCCGGCTGCCGTCTGGTGGCGACGTCTCCAAGATTCCTTTCGCGTGGCACCCGGCGGGCGTTCCGTACTGGAATCCCTCACAAGAAATCAATGCGGACATTCAGGCGATCCAGTCCGGGCTTGGGAATTGGGAAGACATTTATCTCGAACGCACGGGCCGGGACTGGTACCGCGACATGTTGCGGCTAAAGAAGCAACAGCAGTTCCTGAAAGACAATGACATTCTTTTGGATCCGAAAGTGATTCAACTGATTCAGGTCGCGACCGATCCAAGCCTGATGGGTGCCACGAATCCGTTGTCTTCGTTGCCGATCGGAGGCCTGGCACTATGAGTGACCGATTGAAACATGCACCGCAAGTCGATCGATTCTCGGCGCCTGCAAAGGCCGCGATCGATCCTCAAAAGATCGATCGAACGGGCGGACGCTACGGGGCTGGAATCATTCCCGGAGTGTCACTCTGTGCCAGGGGTGAAGCGCTCGGCCACGGAATGTGGATTGATGATGAGTTCCTGCAGCAGATCGTTGACGCGGCCAACACGAATCCGAAACTGCTGAAAAGCCGATTTACTCATCCGGATCTTTGCACGGACGGCATGGGTAAAGCGGTCGGGACGCTCGAAAACTTTTCGAAGGTGGGCGACCAGGTCTATGGCGACCTGCATTGTTACTCGGCCGCACATGACGCTCCTGACGGCGATCTCGCCGGCTACGTGATGAACCTGGCGGAAGAAGATCCGACCAACTTCGGTTTGTCGATCGTCTTCAGTCACGACTATCAGGACGAAGAGGACTTCTGGAACGAAAACACCCAAGAAGTTGAGGGCAAGGACGACAAGGGGAATGTCGTCTCGAGAACAAAACAGTTCCAGTCACCAGATCCGTACAACGTCCAAAACTTGCCACATTGCCGTTTGTCAGAATTGCGAGCGGCCGACGTCGTGGACGAACCGGCTGCCAATCCGAAAGGATTGTTTCACCGTGAAAATGCGCTGCTTGCCGATGGCCACAAGCTGATCGACTACGTACTCGGTCGATCGAGCCAAAAACCTGCTTTGTCGTCGGCTCTGGCTGCCGATATTGCACCGGAGAGACTCAAGAGTTTCGTCACGAAGTACCTGGCATCCGCCGGGCTTTCATTAACCAAGGAGGCGGACATGCCGCAATCCGATGACAAGGTCGATCCGCTGGCCGCAAAGCCTGCGGACGAAAAGAAGAAACCCGATGCCCAGCCGAGCGACGCGAAGCCTGACATGGAACCGGACGGCGACGAAGGCACGGGCGATCCCACAAAGCAGACTGCTGATGATTCTGCTGCGGACGATTCTGCTAACAAAAAAACGAACTGCGACGACAAATCGTCCTGTTCGGAAGCAAAGCCCGATGCTAGCCTGAAGGAATACTGCGACGCCTTCGGTCATGAAGACGGAGCGAAGTTCTTCCTGGAAGGGGTCAGCTTCAAGACCGCTCAGAATCAGCTCGTGACATCCTTGCGTGCTCAGCTCAAGGATCGTGACGACAAGCTCGCGGCTTTTGCCAAGCTCGGCGTTGAGCCTGTTGGATTCACGCCAGGCGAAGACAAGCTGCGCGACAAGTCGAACGGCGAGACCAAGAAGACGGGCAACGAACCGGTCGACAATCGGGCCGCATTCGCGGCCGCAATCGCCAAGCCGGAAGCGAAGTAACGATTGAAGAGCACTGAGTGACCGAAGACGGTCATTCAGTGGCACAAAGGCAACGCGAGAATGACCAGGGCATGCGTAACCCGTCATTCATCGCGCATCAAAAGACTCCGTCACGGGAGCGGTGGGATTAGGTGGATAGCTACCACCCCCCACCAACCCGCGACTGAATAACCCGTTTGATTGATCAACCGTGACGGAGGCTCTTGAAAGGAGCCTCTACGATGCCGAGCTATCCAACACTGCTTGATATGGCGAAGAGGAACGGCCGCGATCGAGCCGTCCCGTTGATTCAGGAAACGAGCAAGCTGACCCCGGAAATCTCCGGCGTCACGATGGACGGACGTAACTTGCCAGGGGTTGGCCAAGTCCGGACCATCAAAGGGATCAACTTTCACACGCTCGTGCGAACGAGCAACCCGGTCGTTTCGTTCCGTGATGCCAACACGGGGACCACATCCAGCGCTTCCACGTACGAGAATCGACTCGTCGAGACGTTCATTCTGAACCCTCGGTGGGAGTGCGATAAGGCAGTCGCCGACCGAAGTGAAGATGGTCCGGACGCGTATATCGCCGATGAAGCCATGGCGATCATGGAAGCGACGATGCAGTTGCTCGGCAAACAGTTCTTCTACGGCCGTACGACTGGTGATGGCAAAGGTCACACGGGTCTGGTTGATTCGGTGATCAGCCAGTACACGAAATCGGCTGGCGGTACTGCCGGTCAATCGTCTTCGGTCTGGTTCGTCAAATTCGGCCCCACCGACGTCCAATGGGTATATGGTGAAAACGGTGCCTTGACGATTCCCGACAAGCGAATCGAAACCCTGTACCGTGCCGACCCTGGCACGACCACGCCGCTCAAGCCGATGACCGGTTATGTGCAGGACATGCTGGCTTATCCCGGCGTGCAGGTCAGTTCGGTTCGCTCGATCGCTCGATTGACCAACGTGTCCGCCGAAACCGGACACACGCTGACCGATGCGTTGCTGTATCAAACCATCGCGCTGATGGACCGGCAGCCGGATGTGATCTTCATGAACAAGATTCTGCTCGAACAGTTGCGTGAATCACGCACCACGTTCAACCCGACCGGTGCTCCTGCTCCGATCCCAACGGATTGCCAGGGAATTCCAATCGCTCCGACTCAGTCGCTGACCATGACCGAGTAATCCTCGGCGTTCGTTTGACAACGACACTTTTTACAAATAATCGCACGAGCTAAAGCCCGTGCTACGAAGGATCAAACATGCGTCCACTTTTAGCCGATGGGCAATTGAAACAAACGATCGCGATGCCGACCGGTGCGTCGAGCGTCACGACTGCTGGCATTGATCTTGGCAACACAGTCAACGCCGATAACATCGCGGAATACGAGCTGCTGATCACCGCTCCCGCGTTGACCACGGCGATGTTGGCCGACACGGCCACCGTCAAATACGACATCGTGACGGGTGCCAGCGTCGACGGCAGCGGAGTGATCCAAAGCCCGACAACGATCGCCATGACGGTGTTGACTCAAACCGGAGCCGGCGGAGCTGGTGCGGCGACCGCGACCAAGCGGTTCCAATTGCCAACCGACGCGCAACGGTACGTCGGTGTCAAAGCGACCAAGTCGGCAACCGGCGATGCGTCGAGCGTCAGCGCGGCTCTGCAATTGGTCTTCTGATCAATTGGCAATTTGAGATTTGAAATCTCGGATGAATGGCGAACGACAAACCATCACGGGCTGAGAATCGTCTCAGCCCTTTTTGAAAGAGTGACAAAATGAATCCCGACGTCAAACGCGCAATGCAGGAGCTGGAAGAGGCCGAAACGAAAGCCGTCAATGATGCGGCTGCCGTGGAGCTGGCTCAGAGGGCTGCTGATGAGAGTGCCGCCCTGGTACCGGTCAAGGCTCAAGCCCTGGCAGATATCACCAAGAAGACCTACGGGGCGAAGTGATTTCGCCGGAAATCAAAACGACGTGTGAAAGGGGGCATTTATGCAAACTGCTGTGACAACGCAGGGAATCATCAATGTCCCCGCCAACACGTTGGTCGGAAACAACACGAGCTCGAATGGATGTGCTCTCGCGCTTCAGGCAAGCCAATGGGCTGCGATGCTGGGCGTCTCGGGTGCGTTGCCGACGTCGAACCCCGGAACACCTGGCGTCGCCTTTTTATTGCTCAACAGTGCAGGGGACGCTTACACGCTGATGATCTCAACGGGCTCGTCGTCAGCAGTCACATTTGATTCCACCGTCTCCACGTTTGATTCTACGGTTCTTACTTTTGACAGGGTGTCGTAATGTCCTATACCCCCATTAATCTCGGTAGTGCGGACAACGACCATACCGGGAGTAATTTGAAGGCGGCTGGAACGATCATCAACGCGAATTTCGCGGGGCATGATGCGACGATCGCCAGTCACACGACGACATTGGCTGCTCTGGGGACCGCCGCCAATCAGGCATCGTCTTTTTTCGTCGCGGCTTCAACATTGGCTGCAGCCAGCGGCGTCGCAACGCTTGATAGCGGCGGCAAGCTGACAGCAGGTCAGATTCCGGCGTCGCTCACGGGTGCGATGAATTACCAGGGGACGTGGAATGCCAGTACAAACTCGCCCACATTGGCGAGCAGCACTGGTACCAAAGGTTATCTGTATAAGGTGACGACTGCCGGATCGACAACGCTTGACGGCATCTCGGTCTGGAACGTCGGCGATTCGGCCGTGTTCAACGGAGCGACATGGGACAAGTGGGACGGAATCATCAATGAAGTTGTGTCAGTTGCCGGCCGAACGGGAGTTGTGACGCTGTCAACGTCCGATATTTCGGGTTTGGGAACGGCCGCAACACATCCTGCAACGGATTTCGTGAGTGCTGCCAGCCCGACATTCACGGGAGTGGCCACATCGCCGGTATGGGCAACGTCCGGGATAACAGGCGCAACGGCCGCCAATCGTCATGTTGGCGGCACAACGGGAGGAGCACCGACAAGTGGAACGTTTGCCAAGGGCGATTACATCGTCGATCAGAATGGCATCATGTGGATTTGCGTCACGGCAGGAACTCCGGGGACCTGGAATTATATCGGCGATCCGCCAGTACAAGCCTTGGGTTCAATCAGCGGTTCAAATGCTGTCGACTGGCGTAAGTCAAATCGATTCTCGTTGACGATGAGCGCGAATGTCACGCTGACGATGACGGCCCCTTTGACATGCAAGACGTTGAAGTTGTACGTCACAAACACGGGGTCTTTCACGTTGACCTTGCCGACTTATTTGAAGTCTGGCGGTTCAATCGTTGTTGTCACAACAGGGGCAGCAGTCGACGTTCTGGCTGGTGACTATGACGGAACGAATTATTACTGGGCCGATGCACTTCCTAACGTGAGCTGATCAATGGCAACCGGCGACGTTACAAACGCGATCATTCTTTCGACCGGCGACCAACTCACTCTCGATATCGAGGGTTTGTCGACCGGCGGCACATACAATTTCGGGCTTGGCAACGTCAACGGAACTCCGACCGACGTGACGACAGGCACTCCGAAAGTTGTCGTCACCCTTACGTCTTTGTCGTTTGATGACAGTGGCAATGCGACAACGGCAACCAGAACGTTGTGGGGTACGTACAAGATTCGAAAGCCATATTCGAACCAGGCTGTCAATCAGGAATCGGTTGGAGGCTCGCCATCAAAAGTCACCGTGACGATCGACCTCAACGAGTATGTCTATTCGAGCGATACATCGATCACGGTCAAAGTCTTGTCTGGTCTCTATACGCAGGCTTCGACGCCAAACAATGCTGCAGCCAGTTTGACGGCGACGAACAACTCGACGCTGGCACATGGCCGCGTCGTTGGTGGTTGGTCGATGCCGGGCTGTGACAAGATCACCACGACAACCTGGATTCCGCGATTCACGGCGTTCCAGCATTTCGGACAGCTCGGACGTCCGGTACGTGGTGTCAAGATCACGGCGACCGATGGGACTCACACGGTTACCGCGACGGTTTTGAATCCGTCGTATGATGCGTCTTTTGGCGACACGTTACCCGTTGTCGATTATCACCCGGTCATGGATTTGTCGACGTTGACGCCTGGCGTCATCACGTTCAACGCCAAAGCGTGGGGATGGTTTGGTGACTCGTCGAGCGTGCTAGATACGAGCGACGGGGTTGCTGGAACCTATCTTCCTTCCGTGGTCTATTCGCCCCTGAAGTATGTGTATGACCCCAACAATACTTACTGCACTGTCGTTGCGGTGGTCGATTCGATTAACGGCCATGATTCAGGCGGTTCGGTAGGCGTGGCTGTCACAGGCGGGTTGAATCTCGGTTCGCCTCCGCTGCCATTCGCCAGCATTGGAGCGGCCTACACTGCCATCAAAACTCTTTGCAATTCGACATATTCCCGCAACAACGGCGGCGGGGCTGTCATCTATTTGAAAGATAATGGAAGCGGGGGTCGCGCTGAATACGACTGGTGCGGAAATGCTGGCGTCACGGGCGGGACAACTCCGCAGTGTTCGCTCGTGATCAGGAATTATCCGGGTGCGACCGCGTACAACTGCGCGATCACCACGTCCGCTTCCGGCAACGCTCAGCAACTTTGCACCCTGGTCAAGTTTCAGGGGATCGCCTGGGACGACAAAAACTCGTCGTCTCCACGTGCACCGCAGATTTACTGTGGTGCCAACTCGACGACTCCATTTCAGCATTGGTTCGATCAGTGTTACATCAATCTGCGAAACGGCAGCACGGCAACTCTCTATAACGCGGGGCTCGTTCACGTCACGCGCTGCACGGTGCCGAACTGGGCCGGATCAGGCAACTGCGGATTGGGTCAATACAATACCAACAGTTACACCATGATTGGGGTTGTTCGAGGTAATGACTTTGCCAACGGGGGCGGATCAGTCGGCCAGGTACAGGCCCAAATCTTCCTCGGCAATCGAGCGGGTGCTTGGTACCAGCTCACGGATGTTATTCAGGGCAGTTCGATCCCGGCTTATACCGGCAACGTGGTGGCCTATAACAAAATTTCGGCCGCGATCTCGTCCGGGACCGCGTTGATTTCCATGCGGAATGGAGCTTTGAGCGACACGTTCGGAATCGCGATCGTTCAAAACAACTTCGAAAATTATGCGGCAGTCAGCGGCAAGACAGTCAGTGTTGCGGCGGACTCGTCCAGCGGATCTCCGGTCTACAACTGCATGATCTGGAACAACACGTCGACCGGTCGTGAAATGAGCCTGGCTTACAACGAGTACGGCGGCGGGGCTTACATTCGCAGTAACTGGTCAATCAAGAACAACATTCTTGACGGGTTCAGCATTAAGGGCGATCTGTTCGGCTTGAACACGACAGGAACGGCCGTTGTGACTGGCGGGACATCCGTTGTCGTGACGGCATCGGGACACGGTTACCAGGCGGGCCAGCAAGTCGTGATCACGGCGGCGACGGCGACATCCGCGAACTATATCGGCACATGGACATTGACGGCCGTGACGTCGAGTACATTCTCGTTCACCACATCAGGGACGGTCAGCAACGCAACCGTCACGTTCGGCGGGTCCGGTGCACGGACGGGCAATTTTCCGATCGTCTACGGTTGTGGCTGTGCGAACAACACCGTCGGACAACTAGGCCTGACGGCGAGCGGTTCATTCTCTCAACAGTTTTTCGGCCTCAACAGTTGGACGGCATCGACTCCTTCAGAACCGGCGAACAATGGCGGCGTTCAGTCGGCTGCCGGAGCTGCCAGCAGTCTGAACTTTCCTTCCTACGTCAACCGGCAAGCAGCAGGTTGGAATGGGTCGAGCATTGTCGCGGGAACGGGTGGCGGGGATTACCACCTGCAACCGACATCGACCGTGCAACGCCAATTGATGACGACAGATTTTCTGATTCCGTTTGATCTCGATGGCCTTCCGCGTTCAGCGAACGCTCGCGGCGGGGCTTACGCTGATTCGCCGCAACTTGCTCTGTTATTGGGTTGATCATGACTCAGGTTGTCCAATTTGTCGCACCAAGCGGATTGGCCGGGATGACAGCAAAGCTGTTCGTGCCTGGTGCCGATACCGTGATTGCGTCGGCATCGGCGACCGAAGCCGTTCATGCTCTTGGAAATTTCACTGCGACGTTCAACGCCGTGGCTGCCGCGACGTATCAACTGATTGTGTTCAGCTCAAACGGTTATCCGGTCGCTCAATGGTTCGTCGATTTTACGGCGTCGGGAACATTTCTGACTTATGACGGTCTGGCAACGGTCCATGGGTTTGATGCGGCTGGTTTGCTGGCGATGAGACAGAATTTGACCGGGGCCGTTGTTACCGTGACAGGACCAGTGACTTATGATCCGTGTGACGGGCTGACAGTCACCTTGACGATCGGCGACGACTATTCCGCCGCGGATTCGCGGGCGATTGTGTTTGACCTCGACGGAACGGCTCTCCCGGACCTAACTACCGCGACGGTGGCTTTGGTTTGTGAAATGAGCGGCCGGAAACAATTTCAGGTGGTGATTTCGGGCGAAATCACCGTGCCGACCGGGACAACTCGCACCGTGCGATTTCAGCCGGCGGCAAACGATACCGCGCAATTAAGTCCTACGGTCGACGGTGAGTTCTTTACGGTGATCACGCTGGCCAGCGGGCGGACGATCACGCCATTGGAGGCTCGCGGCAAGTTAGTGGTGTTGATGGGGAAACGAATCGGGTTGTGACTTTCAACCAGTAAAGGGTAATCGATGTTTCATTTCTTGATTCTGGGCTTGTTCATTCATGCGTTCTTTTGCCATCGGTCTATCAAACGACTCGAACGGGCCGAACGCGATCGCACGTATCGGGAAACTCGGTACCTGGACGAACTGCATCCGCATCGCATGCAAATGCCATTTTGTTTGATTGGCTTGCTTGCACTTGGCGGGGCTGCGATCGCCGATGAGCCTCGAACGAAGCCGCCGCTTCAGACGATGCATATCGAACCGTCGACCCGGCAGTGGTACCGCAACCAGCCGGACAGCGGTGGCTCTTGCGTGCAGATGTCTTTGGGAATGTGTGGCTGTAACTCCAACGATGACAACGCGGCTTGTTTGCCGTTCGATTCGGTCTATGGTCAGGCGGTTCGCGGGGGATCGTTGCCGAGTCGGGTTGAACGTTACTGCGATGCACGAGGCCTTCGGGTTTACAACGTGACGGGTCGCTCGATCGACGACACGATGCCTTGGATCGAATGGTCTGCCAAGACTGGTCGGTTCGCGGCCATTGGTTTTACGGAAGCCCATTTTCAGACGTTGTACGGGTATGACCACGTCACTAAGCAGTACCTGGTGTGTGACAACAATTCACCGCATCGAATCGATCGCTACGACGAACAAACCTTTCGAGCAAAGCATCGGGCGTGCATGCCCTGGTGCGTGATCCTGGAAAAGCCATCCAGTCCGCCGCCGAAGCTCGATCCGTGGTGGAAGTGATCGATTTGAATTTGAGATCTCAGATTTGAGATTTGAGATTGAAACGGAAGAGAACGGCGGCCGGAAGCCTCCGCTACTTATGAAGGAATGAATCATGCGTTGGTTATTCATGCTCATCGCGATTGTAAATCTTACAACTGCGATCGACGCTCAGACTGAACGTGAGACGATGGATATCGCGAAACGCGAAGTCCTCCGTCGCGGTAGTCATGTTGTTGCTACAGGAACGGTCCGAAGCGGGCTCGTCGAGCAGGCTCTTGCGCCGCCGGCTGATGATTCTGATAAGTGGCATTTCACTTTGATTGGTGAAGTGGCTGACAAGAATTTTCAGGCCATGAAAACGATGCTTTCGGAGACGAAGGAACAATCGCTTCTGGCTTGGGTCGACGTCAAAGACCAGCCTCATTCGAAGATGTGGTATCACGAGCGAATCTGGGACCTGAAGGGGACTCAAAAGGATTGGCTGTTACCGCTTGAAGGCCAGGTGAAAGAGCACGGGCTGCCGTTGATTGTGATACAACCTTGCCGGAATGGCCGCTTTGGCGACCCGACAACGATCGTCAAACGAATCCATGGAGTTGTGACGGCGAGCGAGCTGGCCGAGAAGATCCGGGAGTCGGTGTTTGCCTACGTGCAGTCGATCGACAAACCGGTGAATACTTCAGGTGTGACGCAAACCGACATCGGAGTTCCGCCTCCATTCAATGTGAATCCTCAGAACACTCCGCCGGTGCCGAAACCGGAAGAGAAACGTCAGACGTTCGAATTTCCCGATTTGAAACCGGCTGCTTTGACGCTCGAACAACTCCGCAACGGGTGCCCGGGAGCGACGCCGGAGTTTTTACTCGAGGTGATCTCCGCCAAGGAATCGAATCTGGAAAAAGTCCAATTGCAGTGGATGGTCGCTCAACTGAAACAAGAGCGGTCCAAGCCATCCGTTGATCTCGCTCCGGTACCAGAAAATGAGGGCGAAGTCGTGCCAGCTCGACCAGGTGCGAAAGATCGATCGTCTTTTTTTGTGCCAGCGAACTCATCCCCGGAGACGCTGGCGTTGACGATGATCGGGGTGTTTTTGGCTGGGATGGTGGCGATGAGACTCCAGATGATCCCGTGGGGAACGCTGATCGGAGGCGTCGGCGGAGGGAAGAACACGCGCGGAAACGTCGACCAGATGATTTCGACCTACCACCAAACGATGAGGGCCGAAGGCCGCAACTATTGCCAGAATCCCATGACGCAAACTCCGACCGAATCGAACGCCGAGCCGAGCGAAAGCACGAGCACGAAATGGCGACCCTCGAACGTGAAAGGCTCCGAACCGAGCGAATGAAGATCGCGGCAACGCGGCCGCGTCCGATTCTGGATTTTCTCAGCGGGATGTTTACGCCGGTTGTGAACTGGTGGGGATTCATCGGGCAGGTTCCCAATTTGATTTATCTGGCGATTGGATGCTTTGTGCTGTTTGTCATTGTCCAAGTATTGAAGTTGTTCAAAGGCGATTGAAAGCGTGAACCACGAAGGACACGAAGTCCACGAAGGTGAGAAGAACAACCTTTTCCGGTTTCCTGCTTCGTGTTCTTCGTGTCCTTCGTGGTTCAAAACTCCTGATCGATTATGGAAATGGAATGCAGAACGTGAACCAGACTTTGTTTCAGCTTGTGATCATGTCCGCCCTGGTGGTAACGCTGGGTGCTCTTGAGGTCTTGAAGCCTCATGGGTCCGTTGCCGTGCCTGAAGTCAAAGTGATGTTGATCGGTAGTGCACAACCGGAAGTGCAGGCCGTCGTCTTCGGGGCCGACTACTGTTTGCCATGCCGCACGATGAAAAAGACACTCAAAGCCGAGATGCCAAAAGATGGCTGGAAGCTGGCTGATGCCAAAGATCCGGACGCGGCGAAGACGGCTCATATCCTTTTCGATGATCGGCAGGAGCAATTCACCAAAAACAAAATCATCAAGATTCCGACCGTGGTCTTTTTTAAAGACGGTGTCGAGGTCCGAAGGATTGAGCAACCGATTTCGCCGGATGACCTGGCGAAAAATTACAACGAGGTCGGGACGAAATAATGGGCGGTCTTGTGCGGGAAATGGTGCGTGGTTTTTTGTGGTGCGTCGTACTGATCGGGGTCGGGGCCGCGATCGTCGCCAGTGTGCGTTGATGTTTTTTCATCTTCATCTTTCAGGGGTTTGTGTCATGCAGTTCTTTTGCAATCTCATAAAGCAGCACGTGAAAACGTCTGACGCGCTAGTCTTTCTTTACCGGGAACTGGCTAAGCTCAGCTATTTGCTGACACCAGAACACATTGCCGAAGTGGTTGGCCTGGTCAACCAGTTCGTCGCGGGAACGCCTGTCGCGGCTAAAGTGACCGTCGCGGAAGCGGGTGTGACGACGTTTGCCAATGTCGTGCAGGAAGTCAAACAGGTGGTTGAAACGGTTGTTTCACAAAATGAACCAACTGTTTCACAAACTTCGGCAGACGATTCACAGCCGGCGGCTGCCGATTCACAGACTGTTGTGAATGCTGACCCGGTGCCACCTCCGGCTGCCGAACAAGCTCCGGCCCCTCAAAAGCGTTGGTCGCCTAAAAAGAGTTGAGGTAGGGCAAAGGCCCGTTGACCACCGCCGCAGGGGCAGTGGGTTTGAGGAATACAAATGTACCAGCAAACGATTCAACATTTTCGGCTGATGTGGGCCATGCGAGGGCGTGTCGTTGGGACGTTGGCGCGAGGTTCGGCCACTTGTGTGTTGCCTGTTGTGCTGGGACGGGCGAATAACTCGGCGATGCTGAAAGAGAACATGACCTTTCAAGCCGACTGTCAAGATTTTTTGTGCGTGGTTCCAGACTACGCACCTGGCGGCGTGGTTTCAGATCCTGCGGTCGACGACACGGTAACAATTACGCGCAACGGGGTCGCGACGGTGTATGAGTTGCGGCCCGCAACGGATACCGAACAGGTTTTCCAAATGAGTCCCGCGAATGACGGTCCGATGATCCGGATCCACACGAAAGCAATCTGATGGGTTCACGTTCTTGTGATATCGCGAATGCTTTGGTTAACGCCTGGAGCGGTGCCTATGCTGCTGCGCGCGTTTCTCAAAACATTGTGGTCAGTCGCACCTGGTACCAGGTGACGAAGAAGGCGATCGCGACGTTCCCTCAGTTTGATCATACGAACATTCTGGCGAACACCGTCCGCGTGTTCGTGATGTCGATGGAAGAACAGCCAAGCCAGGAAGATGATTCCCGGCGGCTGTTCATGGTTGAGTATCCGATACAAATCGGAATCTGTGCGTACCTCAAGACCAACACTCCCGCCGACATCGATCCTTTGATGCAAGTCTCTCAGGAGTTGAGGGACTATTGCATGCAGCTTAGTGATCCGAGTTATTCACTCGGAATTCCAGAAGGGATCGTTGGAGTTCCTGAAATCTTGTGCGATCCGGACAAGGATGCATTGTCGACGGACAAAATGTTTTTGTCAGCGTTCGTTCTGACCTTCGTGGGAGGACGCGGGCGATGATGTTTGATCTCGGATTGAAAACCAAAGTCGACTTTGATGCTGACCTGGTGTCTCGGCATGTGACGACCGTTCTCGAAACACCGTTGCAGGTATTCGCCGAGTTGGTGCAAGAGACGGCTCGCGATTCGATCAAGCCAGCCAGGCGAATGGATGTCAACGAGTTATCTCCCAAAGCCCAGCAACGGTTCGCATTGAAGACGCGATTGGTAAAACAGAAGGGCCGTCCAGTACCGGTTCTGCCGTTTGTCCATTCGCAGCCTGGTCAACCGCCGCTCAGTCCGAGCGGCAAGCTGGCTCGATCGATTTTGTTTGAAGTGGATCCAGAAAAAAGCGTCGCGGTCATTGGAGCCGTCAAGCTGGCAAATGGTGGGCTCAACGTTCCGTCGATATTGGAATTCGGCGACGGACATTCCGCCGCCCGCCCGTTCATGGGACCTGCGCTGAAACGCTCATCGCCGAAATTCGTGCAATTGTTCGAAGAGATCTTTTGATAAGGAAGAATCATGCCTGCACTCGCTACGCCGAGACTCGGTAAAAATTCGGTGCTGTACCGAAACACTGGCACCTATGCGTCGCCAACGATCGCGACCGTTCGCAATGTCAAGGACCTGAAAGTCCCCAATTCGTTAGGGGAAGATGATGTGTCTGCTCGCATCACGGGCGGATTTGAAGCGATGGTCACGACGCTGTTTAAGGTGGGAATCACCTGGACGATGTTCGCCGACGATGGAGCGGACATCACTGCGATCCGGACAGCTTATTACGCTCAGAGCGTGGTTGAGTTCTTTGTGATGAACGGACCTTTAACGGACGCGGCCGCTCGCGGGCTGCGGATTACTTGTCTGATCAAGAAATTCGAAGAAAGCCAGGGGAATGACAAGGCCGTGACTTATGACGTTGAAGTCAGTCCAACCTGGCCGGATCAAACGACTGCCGGAACTCCTTCGGCCGCTCCCGTGACCGGCGGAAGTTCCTGGACGGTTGCGAGCTGATTTCGTTGATGGCATGAGCTAGGGCAAAGGCCCATTAACCACCGCCGCCGGGGCGGTGGGGTTTTAGTGTGAAATTCAACTTCAGGAGATAACCGTGACTCCACGGACGTTTAAAGATAACGAGGGCCGGACGTGGACCGTCGCGGTGCCTTACAACATGATCGTCAAGGTGCTTGGCGAAACGGGCTTGGATCTTCGGCAATTGGCGGAAGATCATGACCATGTTGCTCGCGAACTGGATGATCCCATCAAGCTGCGAGTTGTGCTGGCCGTTCTGCTGGGTGAGCAATTGACCGTTGCCAAGATCGGGATTGATGATCTGCTGGAAGCGATCGTCAACGAAGAGCAGGCCACCGCGATGGTGATGGCCATCTACCAGGCGTCTTTCGATTTTTTCCAATCGCAGAGCGGCGTGATGAACGACGCTCTGAGTCGAGTGCAGCGGGCTCAGCAGACGGCGAAAGCCGCTGCGGCAGCTCGCATGAAAACATCGATCGACAACGGGCAGATGGATGCTTATCTCGCGATCGTGACCGATCCGAGTGTGGCAGCAGAGTGGATTCTGGCGAGTCAGAATCCGGCCAACGTGGCAATCGTGGCGGCGTGGAACGAAGTCGTCGAAGCGGGAATCGAACCCGAAAAGAGGCTGTCGGCGTTTGCTCGACTGATCGTGGAGAACGGGTTGACGTTGCCGATGGTTGCGTCGAACGTGATGGCGTCCAGCTCGTCGACGATCCCTATGTCGCCTGGAAACGAGGTGACTCCGCCAACGACAAATTGGAAACCGTCGACCCCTTCGACGAATGCTGGCGGCTCGCCGGAATTATCGGCGTCCACCCCGGCTGTTTCACCTGGCGTCAGCTCGACTTGATGGCACGAGGGCGTGAGATGTCCGAGTGGAACCGGACATCTCACGTGCTGGCTTGGGTTCAGAACTGGTCCGGTTTTTCGGATTCGACGGTAGCTCCGCGATCGCTGAACCCGTTCGTGGAAGAGAGCGACGGGCCGACGATCGATGCCGGAGACGTCGCGGTCATGCTTTGTGGGCAGGCGGCGGTTGAGGCGTTTGCCAAAGCGGACGTGGAAAAGATGAAGAGGGAAGACACTGCGTTAGAGAAGACTCCAATGCCGTGGCACGACGGCGTGTGATTTCGGGAGAAATCAAATGGCGAGCGGTAACAATGTTCGGGCAGGCGGAGCGTACGTGGAAGCGTTCGTCGATCGCTCGAAGCTCGACTCGCAACTCGCTGACGTCAATAAAAAGATCCGGTCGTCGGTTTCGCTCGCGAAAACTTCGATCGGATCTGTCGGACACGGTGCGGCTCGACATGGGGGCCTCGCCGTCGGTGCGATCGCTTTAGCATCGCGGGCTGTGGCGGGAATCGGAGGATCCCCTGCAGGAGGGAGCCAGGCGGCACTTCAAGTCAAAAGTTTGACGGCCGCGATCGAGAGTCTGAAACCCTTGTTGGCTCAAATGCAGTCTCCGGTGAAAGAGTTATTTTCCCGGTTTACGGGCGGCATCACCGAAAGCTCTTTCAATCTCCGAACGATGCGAACGTTGTTGAACAACGTGCTTCCTCCTGATCTGGCGTCAACGTTTGATCAGTCGATGCGTCGCATGGGTGACAGCGGTAAAAAGGGGTCGTACGCGATCGTCAATGCGTTCTCGGATTCGCTGGGGGGTAAACTTGCGACGCGAGCAGGACTTGTCGCTCGGATCTTCGGAGACAAATTTCAGCTTGACCTGGCGAAACAAGCCAAACGTGCGACCGATTCGATGAGGATCGACTTTGCCGCGAAGCGATCGTTTTCGGAAGGCTTGACGACGTGGGCTATGATTGGCGTTCGGCGGGGGTTTCTGGGTGCCACGGGGGCGACGTTGTCGGCAGTGGATAAATTCACCGGTCGAATCGTCGGTCGCATGCTTGGTGGCTTACAGGGCCTCGCTCGGTTTGTTGCTGGAAAGAAAATCTCGACTGGCCTGGACGACATCGGATCGGCGGCAACCGGTGCCACGCCAAAGCTGGAAAAGACGGCGACGGTCGCATCGAAACTGAGTGGCAAATTGTCTGCCCTTGCGGGGATTGGAAGTCGAGCTGCAGGAAGCCTGGCAAAGATCGGTGCGGTGTCCGGCGGAATCGTGGCCACGTTGGCCGGAGCGGCCGCGTTTAATACCGGTTCGCTTTCGGCGGCATTCACTTCGTTCAAGGATTTCAATCCCGCGACGGCAAAGAAAATGGCCGACACTCTGGGGTTGTCGGTTGAGCAAGTCACCAGGCTTGGGTCTGCAGCAGAATTGTCCGGATCTTCGCTGGACAGCGTACGCGGTGCGATTTCGCATGTTTCCGAGCTGGCAAAAGACGGGTCTGATTCGTTCGCCAAATATGGACTGTCACTTCAGGGAGTTCAAAATGCGGCTCCTGAACGGCGGCTCGAATTGGTTTCGATCGCCTTGAAAAAGATTGCCGACCCGGCGAAGCGATCGGCGGCGGCGATGGAGCTGCTCGGTACAAGTGACCTCGGACCAATGCTGGAGGACCTCGACGGTTTTCGGAATAAGGCGGAAGCACTCGGCGGCGTCCTTTCGACGAAGGATGTCGCGGCTTCTCTCGCGTTCAAGAACTCGATCGGTGAAATGCATCTGGCCAGTAAGGCACTCGGGCAAACGCTCAGCTCCGCGATCATTCCTCAGTTGATCGAAATGGTGCAGGGTACGACTCGCACCGTGAGTGCTGTCAGGGATTGGGCCGCTCAGAATCCGGAATTGGTCGGACAGATTTTTAACATGGCGAAGAAGCTGGCGTTGCTGGCGACGGTGACAAGTACTTTCTGGGCCGTTGGGTCACGGCTTGCGTTTCTGGGTCCGATCATCACGGCCGCATTGCCATTTGCTCCGGTGATTTTATTAACGGGTGCGATCGCAGCACTGGTGATGAAGTTTACTCCGATGAGTCAACTAGCCAGGGAAGCGTTCACTGCCCTGAAGGAGGCGGCTGGCGGAGCCGTTGGATTCGTTACGGACGGTATCGCCGTATTGAAGGCCGACTTTGACGATGTGTGGTCTGGAATGGTTGACGCTTTGGCTGCAGGAGATCTGTCGCTTGCGGCTGAGATTGCCATTGATGGCGTGAAGCTGGCTTTCGCGCGAGGCTGGTCGACGATCCATTCCGGATATCTCGATTTCAAAAACGATTTTCTGTCAGGTTGGGATGTGATGACAGCGAAGGTCAAAGTTGCGGGAGACGAAATGTTTCCGGGCTTCGAATCTGCCTGGTCGGAAACCGTATCGTTCCTGGAAGACGCGTGGACGATCTTCGTCAACGGCATCATTTCCGGTTGGGATCAAGCATTTGGATTTCTGACGAAATCAATCAACTATCTGCGATCGCTGTTTTCGAGTGCATTTGATTTAGAAGCGGCGGATAAGGCTGTCGACGCGAAGATCCTCGCACGACGTGCGGAACGAGGGGACGCTCAAGATAAGTTGATCGGTGCTCGTGAAGCGAAACGCGATCAGCACAAAGAGGATGTCAAAACGAAGGGCTTGTCGGCGACGCTCGAAGACGAAAATGCCGCCGCGAGAGAGGCTCGACGTAAGGAAGCTGACGCAGCCAGGGCTGCCGATCTGGAAGCGATCAATGCCGCGAAGGAAAAGCTGGCACTTGCTCGACAAAAAGCATCGGCAGAACGTCGAGGGCGAGAGGAATCGATCAAAACAGCGGCCGCGACTGGCGCAGAGTCGGCAAAAGCCGGAGCGGTTCAGGCATCGCGCAAAGGGTTCGAGGCCTCGGATATCCGGTCGAAAGAAGGTTTGTCGGCAGTCGCTTCGACCGGGCGTGGCCACAGTCCGTTGGATAAACAACTCGACGTGCAGCAGAAGACGCTGGCGGAAGCGAAAAAACAGACTGACCTAGCATGGAAACAGTGGAAGCAAATGCAGGCGGGTTTGGTACCGGCATGGCCTGGTAGCTGAAAAAAGAAAGTTCACCGATGTCATTTGTAGCCTTCACCGTGACCGACGCGAACGAAGTTCGTCGCGATTCCAATGGGGTCGCGACTTGTTACTTGCGCGGTATCGCGAAAATGTCTTCTTTGGATGACAACTTGACCGCCCTGCAAGTTGGAATGCCGAGTTATCAACGATTCCAGCCTCATCCAAACGCGGCCGCTCATGGCACTGAGACAACGCTTTATGTCAGTGAATTTCAGGCCGTTCAAAAGAAGTCTACCCCGTTCTGGGATGTTCAGGTCACTTACACGGATTCGCTAACGTCCAACCCATTGAATGAGCCCGCAGTGATCGGTGAAGTGCAGACGTTCACGATGCCTTCTGCGACGCTGGTCGACTATCAAAACAATGCGATTCTCAACACGGCTGGAGAACCGCCAGAGCCTTTCGACTTTCCTGAACGAGTACTGCAGATCCCATTCATCAAAAATATCCCCGCGACGTTGCCGACCTGGCTGTTCGCGTTTGAGGACTGCGTGAACGCCGATGCGGTGACGTTCCCTGATGGCAATATCGCTCCGCCCAAAACGTTGCTGATCAATTCAGTGAAACTGTCGTCGATCAATCAACAAGGAGACATCAGTTTCAGGACCTGCACGGTCGAACTGCTGATGCGGAAGTCGACGTGGGAAGTCGTGTTTCCGAGCCGCGGATTCAATGAACTGAAAACCGTGACCGCGTTGAAAACCAATCCAACCACGGGGGCATTGAGCTACTCAACCACGAAGAAGCTGGTACCGATTCTCGTTAAAGGCGAACCACCGACTGAAGCTCAGTTTTTAGACCTCAATGGTCGGTGGATTCCGAATCCGAATCCGAGCGACGTCGTTCTATTGAAAGCGTTGCTTCAATCGCCTGTTCCGTTTTCTCAGTTTCCGCTGAGGTGAATAATCCATGTCTCTCAAAGATTTACTTCGCGGGTGTGACAACACCTATTTATTGTCGCAGTTCCTTCCGGCCGGGGCCGATCCGACAGCCTATACAGCGTCGTTGTCTGTCTGCGCTTTTCCAGCATTTCCGATCACGAATGCGACCAACACATCGCCGATCGTCATCACGTCCGCCGGCCATGGGCTGACAACTGGTAAAAAAGTGGCGGTCGTCAATGTTGGCGGGAACGGTGCTGCCAAGGGAACGTTCACGATCACCGTAATCGACGCGAACACTTTTTCGTTGGACGGATCGACCGGATCTGGAGTTTATACACGCGGGGGTGAGTTCTTCGTTGCGTTATCGGATGCATGTGGACTGGCGTTTTCTGGTTCGCCTCCGGCTTTGACGATTCCCGGCTCACTGGGACTCGATGGCGCTTCATACGTTCTTGTCATGACCGTACTCGGCACTTATCGCGATTCAGTGAACTCGATCAATTATGTGTCGGTGAATGACCGGAGTGCGTGATGTCTAATCAGGTCTACGGGTTCATTGCGTCGGACTGCGAAGCGATCACGCGCATGAAACATGCTTTCCTCGGTGGGCAGCTGACAAACTTTCCGCCCGTTCCGAGAAACCCTGAAACGGGAATTACCGGCCTCGAAAGCTATGTATTGTTGGAATCGCTCGGGCCGGAAAATCAGGTGTCAGAGTCTGGGGGAACCTTGTTTCAAGCGGACGCGTTGCGCCTCGAGCCGACGGCGTTTCCGGTCTGGTACATTTGGGTACCGGTCACAAGTGAAGATCTGATTTGGACATTTAAGCTGACCTATAACGGAACGACGTCGGGATTGTTGTTGAATGCACCTGGTGACATTCAAGCATTCCTTCGTTCAGCAGGTGCGACTGGCTGCACGGTCTGGGGACAAGGGACGTCGATTGTTTACGACGACGGATCGACGGATGCGATCACTCGCAATTATTTCTTCGTCGCATTTGAAGATGGAACGGAGCCAGCAGAGTTAACTGGTCAATTGTGGGTGACGGATTCCGGCGGCGGTACAGGCGTTGATCACACTGGTATGGTCCCGTCGATGGAACCGATCGTCTGTACCAGGCGGCTCGACATGTTGCCGTTGGACGGCGTGGAGACGATCAGCCTCGCTCATCCAATCCGCTGGACGGATTCGTTTCGGCAAGGCGAAATTGTCGATGCACTTCCACAACCAGGTCGAGGTTCTCGCGTCGTCACAGACGGCCGCAAATTGGGGCCTCAACCATATATTCTTGTTAACCCCAACGGATCCTCCGTCAATTCAGCTTATTATGCGGGATCTCGCACTGTCGGCTATGCGATGCCAGCTGGCTGGGACGGTATGAACTGGGGCGAAATCGTCGGTGCACCCGGCTTGATTGAAGTTCATTTTGACGCCTTCACTGGCGTTGCTTTCACCGGTCAGATGATTTGGGTCGCGACCGACGTTCCGATTCCGTGGGTGTTAGGTTCGGAAACTCGCCGATCGCCGTACGGCCCGCGACACTACGCGGTGGCTGGCGGCAATACGACGCTTTCACATTGCACTTACGTAGCCGGTGTGTCGTCGGTGTCAATCCATTATCAGGACAGTTTTGGAAATGACAAAACGTGCCAGGCATTTGCAAACAACTGGACGCGGGTTTGCTTGAGGGACGGACAGTATGTGATCGTTGCAGTCGACAGCCGACCTGGCTTTACGCCGTTCAATATCATCGGAGTTGGCGGCCCATGCTGTCCAAGTCCGTGCGATGCGTCATCGATCGTGAGCAGCTCGTCGACCGTATCGAGTTCGTCGATCGTCAGCAGTTCTTCACTTTCAGACAGCTCGTCAACTTTCAGTTCGTCGGTTACGGCGAGTTCGTCCGGATCGACAAGTTCTTCCGTTCCGACAACATCGAGTAGCAGCGTTTCACCTTGCGGAACAAGTCTCTGGGTCTGGGGCTTCGGCGGCGTTTGGCTGAGCGTTCTCAGTAGTTGCACGGGCGGCTGTCATCCACAACTCCCGGCCTACGCGGGCGATTATTTCGGCGAATACACGACAACGGACTGCGCATGATTCACTGCAGCATCATCGGCGATCGCCATTCGCCGGCACAAAACGGACGGCCGGAAGTGTACTCTTGCCCGGTCAAATCGTTCTGTACGAAAGAACGATCGACTATGAGGCTCACTGCCGGCGGTGAGATGCCATTCTGTAGCGCTGAATGCGAAGGTTATACGCCGATCCGAATTCCGGTCGCGATTCGATCGGACCGCCCAAAGGGCAGGTTTTGTTTTTTCACTGGTTCAAATCGACCAGGTGAACGGCCAATGATCGAATCAATGATCGCATCCGCCAGGCGATGTGGGGTCAAAGAGGATTTTCACGCGTTTACGCCAATGCCGATCGAAGGCGCAATCTGGCATCAAATCGCATTCGATCATCCGTGGAAGTCCTACATGGCCAAGATCGACTTCACGCTGGAGATGCTCGACGTTGACGCGGAACAGGTTGTATGGCTCGATACAGACCATTGGTTTGTCCGCGATCCGGGCGATCTGTCAAACCTGATTCGTGATGAGCCAATCTGGGCATCGGTCGAAAGTGACCTTCTGTCGCCCGATGCCAAGTTCAGCAACTGGTGGGGGCTTCCTTTAAAAACGATACCAGGAGCGAAAGAACTCTGGTCGGGATTTGGCGCAAAAGTGGTGGCCAACACCAACGCCGGAATGTTTATTGTTCGTCGCCAGTTCATTCGCGAATTCCATTCGCGCGTCTGGTCAGTGTTCAACAAACTGCAAGCGATGGGGTTTCATTCGATCACAGAAGAACCCCCCTTGGCGATTGTGGCAGCGTCGGTGATTCAGGACTCGTCGCAAAATCGTTTTAAAAACCATTCGACTACGTGGGCTTCCGATTACTTTGGGGCCTGGTCAAAAACTCTGCCAAGCGGTGAGGCGTGGGAAATGTGGGACTGGTTAACTCAAAAATCAGTCGGTCAGATCAATCCGGCGATCGTGCACATGATGCGCGGCAAGCATCTTCTCGCGGGGGCCGACTTCCAGCATGAATCGCGACGGCTGCCGGAGGACCTGGAATATCTGGTTTGTCGACACAGAAAAGAACCGACCGGCGATGTGCTGAACTGCGACTGCCAAGTCGATCGAACAATTTACAAATGTGACGTGAAAGGACGATGCCTGAAGCGGCTGCCAATGGCATTTCAGCGACAGCAATTTCCGATTCTTGAGGACGTGGAAGTCTGTAAAGGGTGCAAAGCGGCGGAAGAATGAGTGCCGAAAATCCAAAAAAGAGTACCGCTAATGCGTGTTAGCGGTACTCATTCTGCCGATGCTGATTTCGGGAGAAATCACTTCGGAGCGAACGCATGAAAACGACGGTCTTCTTCTGGGTCGGTGCCGTTTTCGGTTATCACAGTTGGATCGCATTTCTTGAACATTACGCGGCCGCATCGGACGTGAGTGTTCGTGGTGCGATCTTCTGGCTCGGCGGAATGGTGCTTCCGTTTCCAATTCTGATTGGTGGGCTCGTCGGAGCGCTCTGCGGTCGGTTTGTAGAAATTAAATTTCCAGGGTCACCCAGCCTTTTTTGTCGTCTGGGACCGATTGTTTTGATGTGGTGGCCTCGCACCGCGTTGGGTCAACCCTTGTATCCGCTCTGGCGTCGTCTTAAAGTTCGATGGCGGGGATTTAAAAAGCCATGAAATTTGAATGAAACGCTTTTGGTCCACCATCGTTCGAAAAGGTTAGTCGCATGGGCAGTGTCACTGATCATAATCTTGTTTGCGTGCTCACCGACGGTCAATCACTACAGGGAGATGCGTGGTCTCGAATCTATGAGCGTTGGTTCAAAATTGGCCGTGAATTCTTATCAAACTCTGACGTGGAGGATTGCCTGATGGATCATGTACCAAGTCCGAAAATGTCTGGGGCTGGAGCTCCATGTTGGGCGAGAGAGCGGGAGGGACAGGGATGGCATCGTGCATTCTTTCAGCAGTGGAACACAACCGGCTCGAAAGTACTTGCACTGATCATTTACGCCGACGGCGAAGTGCAAGGAGTGTCGATTGGGAATGTCTCGTTTAATCCCAAATGCCCATCAGCGTGATTTCGCCAGAAATCAGACTGCCCGGCGTACCGCATGCGGCTGCACGGTGCACCGGGCGCAACCAACGTCTTATTCAAGGCCGCTCCCGTCAGGCTGTCGTCTGATGATGCGTTTGTATCTCGGGTGATTAAAATGCAAAAGCACAAACCGAGCGACATCGTCACAGTCAAAGGCATCACCCAGACGCTCAATCATTTCGCTGAGCAACTTGGAACGCCGGTTCAAACAATTCTGAGCCGAATCAAAGGCGGATGGTCGGTCGAAGACGCGTGTTCGATTTCTATCAAAAAAACGGGGGGATCGAACAAAGGCAAAAAAGCCGATGCCGACGTCCTGCAGGCCGAGGAGATCCGACGATTGCTTGATGCCGCTCCGAAGAGTGCTACGGCGATTCGAGACCGTGCCTTGATCGTTTTGGCGTATCGGTCCGGGCTGCGGTGCTCGGAGATCCTCTGGCTGATGCCAAAGGATCTGGACGTGACAAAGGGCACCGTGACTGTTCAGCACGGCAAGGGCGACAAATTTCGCATCGTCGCATTGGATCCCGCCGGTTGGGCTCACCTGGCTGAATGGCAGCAACTTCGATCGAGTTGGCCTGTCAAAGATTCATCGCCGTTGTTTTGCACCAAAAAGGGAACATCAATCGGCAGCCGCCAGGTGCGTGCAATGTTTCAGCGACGAACGGCTCGCGGCAAGATCGATAAACATGCTCATCCGCACGGAATGCGTCGAACGATGGCCAGTGAGATGGCCTCAGAGGGCGTGCCATTGATCGACATCAGCGGGGCCTTAGGGCATGCGAACGTCGCAACGACGAACACTTACATTAAGAGAATCAATCCGACGTCTGTGGTGGATGCGATGCGATCGCGAGCATGGGGCCCAAGCAGCTCGCAGCGAGAACTGGCAATCGCCTCGAGTAAGACCCCGCCGCCGGATTGGCTGCCGCGATTACGGTCAGACATTGGGCCCGAACGGCTGATGCTCGTGCATGACGCGAGAACAAGTGAAACCGAATTCAAGGCCGTTGTGATTCTGTTCTAACAATTGAAGACGACCCGATTTAAAAATGATGGGTCCTTCTTTGCGACTTCGGTTTGCGCCTCCGTAGGACACAGGCAGCGTGTCGAACTGCCTTTCTTTCGCGCCGTGACGCGTTTTCCCTACGGACTGTCGATCCGGTGGTTGCGGGTTCGAGCCCCGTCGACCTCGCTGTTTCAAGTTAGACCACCGGATACAGCATCCGGTGGTGAGACGCAAACGGAGCCAGCAATGTTCCGAAGTTTTGCCGTCGTTTTATTCGTCGCTTTTTCTACGTGCACGGCTGAAGAATTCACCCTTGAAGGCAATGTCGTCTCGATAGAGCACGGCGATGCGATCACGCTGAGCTGCAAGGGCACTAAGAAGCTCATTTACCTGCGTGGCACAGACGCTCCCGACAAAGATCAAAAGTATTGGTCCGATTCAAAAAAGAATATTTCAGATCTTTTAAAAGATAAGTCGGTCGAAGTGCATTGGACTGACGTCGACGGAGCCGGTCGCTTGATGGCAGAAGTTTTGCTGAACGGCAAATCCGTAAATCGACAAATGATAAATGACGGATGGTCTTGGCATTACTCACAACAATTTGAATCGGAAGAATACGCAAAAGACCAGGCGGAAGCGAAAGCTGCCAAGCGTGGAATTTGGGCTGATTCAAGATCAGAAGCTCCGTGGGTACACAGGCAGAAGGTACACGCGGAAACCAAACCATTTTCACCTTCAATGACCACGACTCAGAAGACGTTGAAACCCGCCAAAGAAATCGTTCCTTCCGTTGAAAGTAAAACCACAACTGTCAAACCAACGGGCGACATTTGGGTTGATGGGCACTGGAGAAAAACGAAGACAGGGCGGACATGGGTCGATGGTCATTGGCGTAAACGATGAACGACCAATTGTCTTTTGTAACGATAGAGATACAATCGAGGGTATGAACGTGACCGACGAAGAAGCCAAAGACCGAGTAGCGGCAAACATTCGTCAGATCCTAGAAGAACGGGGTCTTTCGGGGCGGGCTCTTGCACGTATGACGGGCGATACTGCGATGCGGATCAATACCGTTATGCGTGGCGAAGTGAACCCCAACATTGGAGTTTTGGCACGAATCGCTGCTGCACTTCAAACCACCGTCGACTATTTGGTGATGCACGAGCCAAAGAATTCTGATATCGCCGCTTGACGAGTGTAACTATATAGTTACACTAGCCCCCGTTGAACCGGGGGACGAACGAGAGACGCCGCCTGGGCCAACACGCCTGGGCGGCGTTTTTTCGTTGGCGACCTCCGACGCCGCCGCCCGGGATTGTTTAAGCCTCTCGTGATGCGGCGTGGTCTTCCCACCGCACTCACCAGCTGCGGTAAAGGGACGTTGGCCCGACCCTTTAGCCCCGCCGCGTCACGAGAGGCTTACCTGGGAGGGCTTTCTCTTGCCAAAACAGTCGACTGTTACCGATCGCGACGCGTTGCGAATCGAGGCTCAACGCCTCAGAGATGAACTCTGTTGGACTCCGATCGATATCGCCAATCGTCTTCAGGTTCCACTCGCCACGGTGCGTCACTGGCTGTCAGTGGCCAAACTTGGCAGGTCTGTGTTGCGACGTGGTCAATTACCTGTCGGACCCCGCGACGAATTGCTCGATCGATACTTCCTGACTCCGATCGGAAGCGAGGCGGCTCATCAGCTTCTTCACGCTGTTAGGTTCTCGCCGGTTTCTGGCACGTTGCCAGAATTCAACGACGACGATTGATCGTTATGACCGTCGCGACTCTGGCCGCATTTTGATCGTCGGGTTTTAAAACGTCGAATTTTGCGAAGTGAACATGGGTAGAAAAATGACCAGGACGCGGCGGACTTGTCAGTCGGCCGAAGTGGATGCTGAGCGTGGAGGCTCAAAACATTTTCGCGATCTCCATTCTTGCTGAAATAGGTCAATACCATGAACGAAGCTTCGTCACTCACACTCGCCAAAGCCTGGGAAACTCTTGTCGTGCCTGAAATGGACCAAGTTGCCGATAGCACTCTTTCGCAGTACCGCGACGATCTGCGGCTCTGGGAGAAGCTATCACCGAACCCGCCCGTCGCTGAAATTCGACGCGACACGGTGATGAAGTTTCGCGAGAAGCTCATCCAGACAGCCTCAAATCGAGGCCGACAGAAGGGCGGTAAGCGATCGCTTTCGACAGTCAACCGAATCATGCGAGAGATTCACGTTGTTCTCTCGCCCTTCTGGCCTGCGGACCGGAGCTGCCCTGGCGGCAAAGGATTCGTTCCGTTTTTCGCCTGGCCACGCCCGTTGTCGTTTCAACGTAAGCTGCCGTTCATTTTCTCAGTCAAGGACCTCGACAACCTTTATCTTAATGCCGACGCCTACGCGGCAACGTCGGGATGCCGCTCAACGCCGATGAACGAGGGCAGGCTATGGAGAGCCGCCCTTGTTCTCGCGCTGAACTGCGGAGCGCGTACGTTCGATTTGTTTGATCTGCAATGGACCGACATTCGACTGGATGATCCGCACCCCTACAAGTTTGGATCTGTCGTGTTCGGTGCCAGGAAGACGAACAAGCTTCACCGAGTTCCCCTCAACGAATGCGCTTTCGCTCATTTGAAAGACCTCAAGGTCGATCCAGTCGCGTCTTCCGAATCAGACCGCGTCTTCCCTGGCTTCAACAAAGGGAAGACGTTTTACAAGGCTTGGAAGACGATTTGCGATGCATCGGAAGTCGATGGCTGTTTCGAATCCCTTCGAAAAACGTGCCACACGATGCACAGCAATATCAGTCCAGACGTCGGCAAGTGGCTGACAGGCCATCGTTGCAGCGACGTCACGGGCTACTACGACAATCCAACGCTTCGAATTCTCGAAGCGGTTTACAAATTTGACCCGCGACCAGCTTTCAAAGCGGGAATGCTCGCGCTAACGGGGGCCGCATGATCATCGCGATTCTGGTTGGACTGCATGTTGTTTGTCTGAGCGTGTTCGGGATTGCAGGCCACCAGGATCCGCGACGGCCCGTGGAACGTTGTATGGATCGGATCGTGACGATGTCACGAATTTCGAAGAGTGAAGGAGGCCGCTGATGCAGCTGCAAATCGAGTCGACCGATGAGGTCGTCATCCTGCAGGAGGTTGAACACCGCGTATGGCGTGGGGTGACTCCTTACGGTGTGGAATGCCAGGTCCTCGTGCGACGAATTGCCGTCCGCGAGGGAGAAATGATGGATGAGTTCGAATCTGATCCTCATTTGCAGGTACGCCCTCAGGAAAGAGTTAAGGGCGACAATCCCTTCTGTCCGTTTTGATTTGGCTTCTGGTTTTGTGATTTACTTTTATCAAGGAATTGAAGATGGCAGGAATGTGTGTTTTAACCAGGAAGCCTGGCGAGACTGTTGTCATCGGAAACGTGATTGTCACGTTTATAAGATTAAAGGGCGGAGCGATTCGCCTCGGAATTGAGGCACCTAGTGATGTGCGGATCTTGCGCGGCGAATTGATGGAATGGAAAACAGAAGGCGGAAAGCTGGTCCCTTGTCTGATTGAGCTTGAAGAGGCTTCTTCAGAACTGGCTTCTGATGCTGCATAGCAGCTTCAGTCGATTCGCTCGCATTTCCTCAGGGATTATCCCCGATGCCTTCATTGTTTGACGAACTAGGTCCCGATTCTGCCCGAGTGACCGGGCTGAATTGTGGCCAGCAACAACTTTTGATTCTTCTGACCAGGCTGACTGCCGATCGGGGCGAATGGACGGGCTCGCGATCGGACCTGGCGAAGGAACTTGGATGTTCCTCCGATACCGTCACACGGAGGAAGGACAAACTGGTCGCGATGGGTCTGATCTCGGCTTTTCCAAGCGGTCGAGTGATGACCTATCGCGTCCTTTTCACTCGCGTCAATGATGGGTTTTTGCATAGGGCAGTCGCTCGTGCGTTGAAGGGCGATCGGAGTACTCAGCGCGCCGAATTAGCGCCGAAACGTCGTTGGTGGAAGAGACCTGATGATAATCAGCTTGAATTGGACTTCGGACCAGCGACACCACCGACAAATCGACGTGAAGTCGCTCGTCGACTGGCCGCAACAACGCTTGAATGGATGTCGCTGGTCATTACGCTGGTCGTCGGACCTAAGGCACCAGCGACGAAACGACCGACGACACCAGCGACAATCGACGAAAAACAGCCTGAATCAACGACATTTGTGCCGCCGGTGGCCGTTCAACCAGCGACACCACCGACGACACCTGAACCCCCTATAGGTATAGGTATTTCTATTCCGGCGTCTCCCGAGACCCAGCTTTTAAGCCCTAATAACCCTATTGAACTTACTAATACCGGAAATCATAGGGCTTTAAAGTTTTGTCTCTGGCCAAACGCGAAGAAAGAAGACTTCAGGAACCCTCTGAAAGTGCAGGAAGTCTTCGAACGACTGAGGCGAACGGGCG